TCTATAAAGTATCTAAATGCTTCCTCTACTCTGCATGCTTCAATAGTTCGTGTAACAGCTAATGTAGATACATCCCTAACTTGTAAATCATAAATCTGTGTAGATACTATGTTTTGTTTATTCTTTGTATACAATCCATCTAATGATGTTTTGATATTCTTATTATTATTTATTGCATAAAAAAAGCTTTTATCTTGAATCTTTGCACTAACAATGCAAGCTTGTTCGTTTACTGAACAATCACTTATAAATATTATTCCTGCATATAATAGAACATATTCTGCATTACAATATTTTTCTATTTTAATATTTACTTCAGTACAAAAGCTTTCATTATAAATAATATTAGATAAATAATCATATCCTTCTGCATCAAAATCCAATTCAAAATCTTGGAATAGAAGAAAGATATTTAACTGCTTATCACGTTTTAGTGATACATCAATATCCTCCCAGTTTAATGCTGGACTTACTTCAATACCATCCAAGTAGAATTTGAATAAGTTCATATGATTTGCCTTGGATTAATTTTTCTACTTAACTCATTAGCAATTACCTTTCCTACTACTCCTGCATTTGATACATCTACACTACGATTCTTACTTAATACTCTTCCAAGAGCAAATGAATCTACTGATGCAGAAATCTGTGTATCTTTTCCAATGGATGACTTTCCTCCCAACTTGTTTAATACGAATGCATTAATCTCACTTGGACTGATTTGCTTCTTGTAAATTGCTTTGATAGTAGGATGATATGCTTTATTGGTTTCTACTGGAATAACTGCTTCACCGGGACGCAACATAGCATGTACACTATCACTACCCATATCTACACCAGCTACTGATAAAGTACCTTTATTGAACTTGGGAATTGGTGTAGCTATGATTTTAGCAAGATTTAATCCTGCTGTTGCTGCTGCAAATGCTAATGCTGCTGGTGCAGCAGTAGATGGAGTAATTGTCAAAGCATTAATTAATGCTTCTGCAAATTTAATAGTAGCAGAGAATATGGCAGCTTCCTTATCAGCTTTAGCTTGCTTCTGCTTAATCTTCTTTAGCTTCTCTTGGTATTCTTCTTCAGTTATAATTCCATCTTCTCTTGCTTTCTCTAACTCTTCTTGCTCTTTTGCTAACCTATTAGAATTTAATTGACCAGCTAAATCTGCTGCTGCAAGTAGTGTTTCTCTGGCAGATTCGTATATTTCTTGTTGCCTATCTTTTTCTTCATCTGCTTCTCCATCTTTAATTTCCTTCCTTCGTTTAGCTACTTCTGCATCTAATGCAGTATTCTTTTTTCCATAGAAAAGATAAAGAGCTTGCATTTCTTCTAAATGCTGTAGTTCATTCTTTTTTCTTTCTTTATCAGCTTCCTTCTCGTTTTTAATATTATTTGTAATATTCTTATCACGAATATTAAAATCATCCTCTGCAAATTGCAATGAACTTTGTAGTGCTGCATCTTGCTCTTTCTGTGCTTCATCACTTATATCAGATGATAGCTTCTTATTTTGAAATAGTAACTCATTTATCTTCTCTTGAATCTCTTTTACTTTTTCTTTGTTTTTTAGAATATCAGTATCAGTTTTAAGGATTAATTCGTATTCCCTAACTGCTCTTTTATTAGCATTCAATTGGTCTGTAGAAATTTCTACTTGACTTCTTCCTCGTAATTTATCTACTTCTAATTCTCTTGTTTTTGCTACCAATCTTTGTTCGACTCCTTTAGTTACTTTCTCAAGTTCAGTATTTCCTAATTGCTGATTCAGTAGAATGTTATCACGAGTTAATTGATTAATCCTATTTTGAATCTGCTCTCTTGCTTTTCCTCCTTTTAGTGATTCTTTTAATGCTTCTAATTGACTTACTCTCGCTGCATCATTAGCTTGCTTTGCTCGTTCTAATGCAGTATTAATAGCATTCTGTGCTTCTTCACTAATCTTTAAATCAGCATTCTTTGCTCTTATATTTTGTAATGCTTGAATCTCCCATTCATTATTCTCTTGTTGCTTCTTTAGAATGACATCCAATGGCTCACCTTGTTCACGCAATAATGCTATTGCATCAGCCCTACGTTTTTTCTCTTCGTCCAGTTTAGATGTAAGGTCTTCAATAAGCTTTGCTTGCTCCTTCTTTACATTATTTAATTCTATTTCAGCATTCTTTAAGGCAAATGATTGGTTTATTTGCTCTTGTCGTAGATTAAATAATTTACCGATTCTTCCTAATGTTACTGGATTAACAAAGTATATTTCTTCTAATCCTGCTGCTTTCTGTTTATCATTTAATTTATTTATTTCATTAATATAATTAGCTGTAAATTCTTCCCTCTCCCTCTCATTCTTTTTTAATGCTGCTGTTTGGTCTGAATAATATCCTAAACTTTCGTCATTTAATATTCTCTGTTTGGTAATTTGGTCTTCTATACCTTTTAATAAATCATCATTGGCTGCTATATTTTCTTTTTCTAATTCTAATTGCTCTTCAGTCTTTTGGACATTATCATCCTTCAGATTATTATAAAGCAAGAATGCTCCTACTACTGCTCCTATTGCAGCAGCAGCAAAGAATGCTGGATTAGCTTTCAATGCATTATTGAATGCTATTTGTGCTGCTGTTGCTCCTTGTGTAGCAGTAGTACTTGCTTGCTGTGCTTTTTTATATGTACTCAAAAATCCAGCAGTATCAGCAGCAGTACCAGCTACTTGACTTATACCATCAGCTAAATCAGTAGCTGATTCAGTAGCTTCTCCTGCTACTGCTATAGTACCTTGTAATCCTTTATTAATTACTTCTGTACTACTGCTTACTACTCCTAAAGCAGTACCTACGTTCTTTACTGCATCACCTACTTGGCTCAAGCTTCCAAAGCCTTGGACAATATTGATTACTCCTTGGAATTGTGTAGCTACTTTCTGAATTGATTCCGATTCTACGCCAAAAGCTTGTAATGCTCCAGTAGCTACTTGGAATACTCCACTAATGCTTGTACCTAAATTATTGAATGCAGCAATTTTACCTTCCGGATTCAAGGTATTTACTTCTTGATTTAAATCCTTGAATTCCTTCCTTAATAATGCTAACTTTTCTTTTGCTTGAATTGTTTGAACATTATTCTTTCCGAATTGCTGTGTTAATCGTTCTACTTCTCTTTGTGCTTCCTTAATTTGTGCTGATAATCCTTTAAAGGCATTACCAGTATTCTTGATTGGAACATTAGCTTTACCAGTCTTACCCAGTTCATCATTTATTTTTTTTGCTCCTTCTCCTGCTTGCTTTGCTGAATCACCTACTACTTTTATATCATCAGCTACTTTCTTTATTCCTGCATCAGCAGCAGTAGCAGCAATCCCTAAAGCTTTAAACGCTTCTGCATCTTCTTTAATTACCTTACCTTGTTCGACTAATGTATCAGTAGCTGATTTAATAGCAGAATTATCTACTTCATAAACTATTTTGATTGTTTCTTGTGCCATTATCCTTGACCAATATTTCGTTTAAGATAATTCTTGCTACTCTTCAATTTACTTGATTTCTTTTTAGAATGAACTTTGGGTCTTTTTATTTTGACCTTTGGTTTATAACCACTTAGATTATCTTTTTTTTTCATTAATAGAATTCCATTACTAAACACATACCACTTGCTCCACTTCCTCCTGCTCCACTAATATTACCATTTAAACTGGCTGATCCTCCTCCTCCTCCTGCTCCATATAATCCACCATTACCACCATTAATAAATGTTGGATATGATGTGTGATATCCTCCTGCTCCACCAGTACCTAATCCAATCGTAGATGTCAAGCTTGTTGATAGCATAACTGATGCGATTATCACCACCATTTGGACTTGCTCCACTACTTGCTCCAGCTTGTAATATACCATTCAAGTATACTCCTCCTCCTGCTCCACCAGTAGTAGATGATGCATTACCATTACTGATTCCTCCTCCTCCTCCTCCTCCCGGTGAACCAGTACTTGCAAATCCTGCTGTTCCAGCAGTACCATTAGCTTGACTACCAGTTCCACCACTTGCTCCCGATAATGCATATGGACTATATGCAGGAATAGATGTTATGTTACTTCCTCCTGCTCCAGATGAACCAGCAATAGCAGTACCACCAGTACCACCAGTACCTCCTTTAGCTACTACTACGCTACCAAAGCTTGTATCACCACCAGCACTACCAGAATTACCATTTGTATCATCAGCAGTAATACCAGTACCACCAGTACCACCAGTACCTATAGTTATTGGATAACTTCCAAGGAGTCCATCATTACTAATTTGTCTATATACGATTGCTCCTCCTCCTCCTCCTCCTCCTCCATATCTATTGGTGGTAGTCGCTCCTCTTCTTCCTGCTCCTCCTCCTCCTCCTCCTCCTAAAACAGCAATTAATACTCTGCTTAATCCTTGTGGCTTTGTCCAAGTAGAATTACTGGTATACTCACGCAGAATAACAGATTCTTGAGATGATTGCTTTACTATTGACCATCCACTACCTTCTGTATATTGTAGAGTATCATTTGATTGAAGAATCGCTTTTATAATAGTATATTCAGTACCACTTACATCTTTCTTAATAATTACTTGAGCAGCTACTGAATCAGAATTAAATACCATAATGGTATTTACTACTCTTGTCAAATTAGAAGATGGAGACGGAACAAGTTCTACAGCATTAGTATTATTGGTTAATCCTTGTGAACTACTTTTTGGAACATTCAATCCACCAGCAGTTAATGTACTATAACTACTATACCACATTAATTGGTTAGTAGTAATTGTACCGGTTAGTACAAGTTCTAACTTCTCTGTAGTAGTAGATAGATTCATTATGTAGTCAAATCACCCATAATCTGATTAAACATAGCTTGTGCATCAGCACATACAGATCCACCATAAGTATCACCTAATGTCCATTGGTATATCTTATGATTATTACTATACATGCCCATTGCATTATTAGTCTTATCAAGACTAACAAACAGACTTGTAATATCTAAAAGATATGCTTCCAAGATAACTGAATTCTCACTAATCGTAAGATATTCTGCTGCTGGAAATGAACTGGTTGACCCACCAGTTCCATCATCGTAAGCTTTTGCTGTGAATACTAAATCCTTTGCCATTTTATGATTCTTTATTTTTTGTTATATGTTCTAATAATAGAAAGTATTCCCACAAAGTTAATCTACTTATGTCCATTCCATATTGTCTCTTCAAGATAGTTCTTTGCAAAAATGTTTCCTCTGCTTGCTTTGCAAATCTCATCATTAAGCTTTCTTCATTCCTAATTGTTGAATCTCCTCCATTACTTTCGAACATAGATTGAAATCTTCCTCTGACAGCCTCGGAAATGGTAGAATATCCGATAGCTGCTGAACAATAAAAAAATCAGTTATATCAGCAGCCTCCTTCCACTTCTTAATCTTTTCAGCATTATACTCTGGGTCATAAGAATATGGAGATTCATTCTTATCAAAATATGCTACTGATGCAAATTTATATATGATGTCAGCAGTAGGTATTACAAATGTTACTCTCTCTTTTAACCTACTTGTCATCATAGCAATTTCACCAATATTAATCTGCTTGGGATTCCCAAGTACCTTCTCAACATTAGTGATATAATCCATCAGCACATCTTTTGTCATTCTCATATTGAATTCTTCATAGACTTGTAATGCCATGAGTCCCCTCAATGAGAAAGTATTAAAGTAATCTTTTAACCGGTAATATTGTACTCCATTACTTATGAATGCTGGCTCAATCACATGACCTTCTTCAATTTGCCATATTGGTTTATGACCAAGCTTCGTTTTTAGCTTGTACCATTTGTTTCTCAAAGTAATCTTTAACTTCTTCAATAGCTGTTTTAGCATGTCCATATCTTATTAGGTTTCCTCCAAGGTAGAATTTCCATTCCTCGTTATTCCATAACTTAAATTCATAGCTTCTCATTTTCCATCTAAATGGCTTTCCCCTACAAGAGCATTTACCCATAGGAATAAATCCCATAGGAATCAATTGACCATTTATTTCATTCTGATATTCCGACATTATATAACCATGTGTTTAATCCTGCTAATCCAAATACATATATTATATATGTCCAATCAAAGCCAAACATCAGCAAATATGGAAAGCTATGTAAGCTTGCCATACATGTAATGCATCCAGCAATTGGTTTATACCAATAATAACCAACATAATTCTCAAGCTTGCTTACCGATGATAGAATCATTCCATCTTCAGTTGATAGCTGAAATCCTATACAATAGAATGAATTCAAAAACAGCAATAGCAGTATTTCTATCATGTTTGTGGAGTAGTATCAGTTGAATTCTTGAATGTAAATCGTACACAATTGTATTCAGTACCACCAACTACCCATGTAACTACATCACCTTCATCATCTAATATGCTCATAGTATAATAGGTGAATGGATTGAATATTGCACCATTACTGCTTACATCCCAAGTTATTACTCCTCCAGTACTTGTTATCATCTGCGTATACCAGTTATTGCTTGAATGGTCTTCAATAGTAACCATATAATTATCATCCGGTAATCCTAAATCGAATTCTGGATTTCCATCACAATAGTTCAAAATCAAATCTTGGCAGTCTTCACATAATGTTGGCTCACAGACTTCTCCCAAGAATCGAAGAGCAATTGTATGGTTATTCCTTTCTTCCCATGTCTCTTCAGTAAAGAATGCACCAGCAAAATGGTCACAAGTATTATCACCTTCTCCCAATATATTCACATTGATATGACCTTGATTCGTATCAATGGTAATTGAACTACTAATAATCACACCATCAATGTGACCATTATCATCAGTTATATATGATTCAATTAATGATTTAAATGTTGCTAATCCTCCAGCAGTAGTTACATTGTTATTCTGATGTCTGTGAATGTTGATTCCATTCTCTACAACATACAATGTGAAATTACTTAATGGTTGATAATTCTTGGTCTTCAATTGACCAATGATTTCTATAGGTACTATTGCCATAGTTCAAAGATATAATCAAAGTACTCTTAACCAATCTTTATGGAATGAATTGCAGTAATATCGGAAACAATCCAATAAATCTGCCTTACGAATATCAGTACTCCTATCTTTCAAAATATCACCATCATCATCTACTTCTACATATTGTAAATCCCTAATCAATTGATTACAAGATGGGTCAACCATAACTTGGTAATTCTGTAGAAGACTATTCATCAAAACTCTTGTATCACGAACTGATGGATTAACTGCTGGCTGTTTCATCTGTGACCTTCCTAACATCAATTGCTTTTGGACTACATCATAATAGCCATAGTTACCAGCAGTCAATGCACTACGATTTGCACCAGTAGCATCACCGGTAACTACAAATGCTGCCTTTGGAAATCTTGCTATGATATTTTGTGTTAACTGATATATATCGGAATTCCGTAGTGCAAATTCATTGATAACTCTAATACATCCATCAATGTGCTGAACTGCTATGCATGTGATTGGGTCAACATTGAAATCAAAGGAAAGGTAGATATGATACCTTTGGTCATAGCTACATGGTTCAATATGCTTCTCTGCATCAAATGCATATGCAAATGGATTATTTGCAAGATTAACATCTTCAGCTAAAATCTCACATCGAAAGGTAAGTTCATCTAATTGTTGGCGAAGATTATCTACTTCATCTACATCTATGTGTGGATTATCATAGGTTGATAGATTAAATCTCGCCCATTGTGGATCTTCCTTATGGAACAATTCCTTGAAGAATGTGTTACCGAACTTTGGAGTAGAGAGAATCCATGCATCACCTTTATAGTCCAATAATGTTGGCATGATGGTCTGATTCCAAGCTTCTCTGAACTTTCTCGCTTTCTCTGCTTCATCAATAACTACTCTTTTATACTTCCTTCCTCTACCAGAATCTGGTTCATCCATTGACCAGAAATCAATTACTCCACCAGTAATTAATCTCATTTGCTTGGTCTGCTCGTTCTTGCTTTGAATAATGGGTGATAATAGATATCGTAACTCTAACCATACATCTTGCAAATCCTTGTATGTAGGCGCATAATAAGCACAACTACCACCATCTAATGCTATTTGTGGTAGCAGTTCATTTACAGCTAATGTAGTCTTTCCCCATCTTCGACCAATCTTTAGTACATTATATCTTTTCGCTTTCTCCAGTACTATCTTCTGACCATTGTGTAGACTCTTCAGCTTTAGTTGTATTTCCATCATCCCTAACTACCTTAATGGTGATACCTTCTTGGGTAAACTCAATGTTTGTTTTTGCCTTACCATATGCTCTGTCAAGTAGCAATTCTGCTGCTCGTACATCACCATCTAATGCTTTCTTTCTAATCGCTCGTAGTACTTCTTCTGCCATAATCTTTCCATTCTCTTCACCAAGTACTTCTGCAAGTAGCTTTTGAATCTCTGGTATTTTTTTGGGTCTTCCTCCCGGATTACCACTTTGACCTTTCTTCCATTGATGTGATGATAGGTTATCTTTCCAATTTGGGTTTCTTGCTGCCATAGCGTATATCTATTGTTTGTTTTAATCCTTTGTCTAATGCAATAGTAGATGACCATCCAAGTTTTTTTAACTTCGATGAATCCATTAACTTTCTCTCTACTCCATCTGGTTTATTACTATCAAAGATAAAGCTACCTTTATAGTTTATAATCTTGCTGATTTTCATAGCCAGTTCAGCAATAGTACATTCTTCTCCACTACCTACATTGATTGGCTCATTATCATCATAGTGCTTCATTATGTAACAACATGCATCAGCTAAATCATCAACATGCATGAATTCCCTCTTTGGATTACCAGTCCCCCAAATCTCTACGAAATCTTCACCCATTGATTTAGCCTCCCAAATCTTACGAATCAAAGCAGGAATAACATGACTATTATTCAAATCATAGTTATCACCTTGACCATATAGATTGGTAGGAATAACACTAATGTAGTTAGTACCATATTGCTTATTGTAGGATTTGCATAGTTCTATACCGGTAAGTTTTGCTACTGCATATGCTTTATTTGTAGACTCTAACACACCACTAAACAAATACTCCTCCTTCATTGGCTGTTTGCAATTCCTTGGATATATACAGCTACTACCAAGAAACATAAGCTTATCTACACCATATATCTTGGATGCATGTATGATGTTCGATTGAATCATCAGATTGTCATACAAGAATTCACCGGGATATATACTATTAGCAATTATCCCTCCTACCTTGGCAGCAGCAATATATACATGATTTGGTTTATGCTTTCTCATTAATGCAATGACTTGGCTCTGGTCTCGTAAATCTGCATCCCTCCTGCCTATTCCGATTGCTTGAGGAATCCTTCTCATTAAAGCACTACCTACCATTCCTTCTGCTCCAAATATTAGTACTTTCATTTTGCTTCAGTTATTGCATCATCATAAATGTATACACATAAATAATCATCTATGTGATGACTGGTTTTAGCTAATGGAATAATCTGTTTCAAATATTCCCAATCTTCTCCATACATCGAATCTGGATATTTACCTTCAATAGCTATAATCCTCCTCCATGCACAAACATGCCAAGGAGGACGTTTAAATCCATTTAATGATGGTTCATCATTCTTTTCATAACCTAATTCAAATGTCAATCCCATTGGTATTCCCCTATTGATAATCACCCATTGTTTAAATGTGACTACATCAACATCTTGCTTACATCCATTAACTAACTCTGCAACATAATTAGGTTTTACTATATCATCATCATCAATCCAACATACATAATCACCTTTGGCAATATCTAATAGTGCTTGTCTCTTATAGCCTATACTCCTTCTTTTATTATCACAGACTACCAATAGTTCAACTTCACTTGGATTATCTAATGCATTGATTTGATATTCAAGTTCACTAATCAAAGCAATTAAATGTGATTCAATCCTGCTTGGAATACTTGGAATCAATATGCTTAATATCATGTTCAATCATTTCAGTTAACATATCACGCATGCTATATTTTGGTGACCAATCAAGCAATTCTCTTGCTATACTACTATCACCTAACAATTCATCTACTTCTGTAGGTCTATAGTATTTCTTGTCAATAGCTACCTTTCGATTACCATTGACATATCCACCAGTAGCAGACCATTCAAGCTTCATTCCTACAATGTCAAATGCCATTGTTACCATTTCCTTCACAGAATGTGATTGACCAGTAGCTATAACCAAATCATTTGCTACTGGCTGTTGCATCATCAAGTACATAGCTTCTACATAATCTTTAGCATGACCCCAATCTCTCTTACTATATATGTTACCCAAATGCAAGACTGAATGCTTACCGGTGACCATTCTGGCAATAGCCTTTGTTACCTTCCTCGTTACAAATGTCTCTCCTCTCCTTGGACTTTCATGGTTGAATAGTATTCCATTGCTGGCATGAATACCATAAGCTTCTCTGTAATTACGAGTAATCCAATATGAATAAAGCTTTGCTACTGCATAGGGTGACCTTGGATAAAATGGTGTAGATTCCTTTTGTGGAATCTCCTGCACCATTCCATATAACTCTGATGTACTTGCTTGATAGAATTTACATTTCAATCCCAGTATTCTTATCCCCTCCAATAATCTCAATGTACCTAATGCATCCACATTAGCTGTATACTCTGGCATTTCAAAGCTTACCTTGACATGAGACATTGCACCAAGATTGTAGACTTGATCTGGATTAGTCTTCTTTAAAATACTCAATACATTGAGTGAATCTGATAAATCACCATAGTGTAATTCAAAATTGGGATGGTCGAATATATGGTCTATTCTTTCTGTATTAAATAGACTGCTCCTCCTAATCATCCCATGAACTACATATCCTTTCGATAATAATAGTTCAGCAAGATAACTTCCATCTTGACCGGTCACACCAGTAATTAATGCAATCATTCCAATTCTTTAATGAAAGCTTTTAGATTGTCCAGCACTCCTAACCATAGCATATCATCCTGCTCTACATATGTACCATAGTTATATCCCGGCATGACTTCCACTACTTCAATAGTGGTTAGTGTACCTACATTCTGCGTAATCTTTAGGATTACCGATAGCTGTTGTGGCTGCACATAATAGCTACCTGCATAGTAAATGATGTTCATGCTTTTTATTTTTTGTTATATATCCAACATCCCTCTTGTTCTTTGATTCCTTCTGGAAAGAATTCGTTTACTGCTCTCTTGACATCATTGCACCAAGCATAATCATGACCAGCAAATGTTCCACCAATAGCTACCTTACTCCACCAAGCATTTAAATCCTTCTTGACTGATTGATAGTCATGTGCTGCATCAATGAATACGAACTGAATACTTTCATCTGGATATTGGTCTGCACATTCCCATGATATTCCCCTCACCGGTAATACTACATCTTTGACTGGCTCAATGTTATTGATGAATGTATCATATAGACCTTTGAACTTCTTTTGAGGAATTTCTTGCTGTGATGATAACCATTCCCATGAATCAATGCAATGTAGCTTTATATGCTTCTTGCTATTGATAATCTCTACTCCCATGTAAGATGCACTCATGCCTTTCCAGCTACCTACTTCAACAAATAATCCACTATCATATTTGTTGACCATAGCACTATAGAGCTTTGGATAAGTAAACCAATTCTCACCCAATGATTGATAGTAGTGATTCATTCTATTTCTCCTTCAGTTCGTAGAATCCTTTCAGACCATCTTAATGCTGGCTCTCCTCCCCATAGTAAATAGCTGATAGTGCCACATGCCTTATCATCACTTGGGTCATAGTACTCTGCTGCTCTTGATAGATAACTATACATGCGTTTAATGGTCATCAAGCTTACCGGATTACCTTGAGACAAATCGCTTGCTCTTTGTTTACCCACTTGAGTAGCACATTTATTACCAACTTCTTTGTTCAATCGAATCCCTCGTTCAGCAGCTTCCTTTACTGCCTTGGGATAACTATCATATGTTTTAGCCATAGCTATACTTTGTTTACTCCTCTGTACTGGTAAAAGTAAATGAATTGGTCAATGAATGCTTGATCTTGAATCAATCCACTTTCAGCTAATCTTTTTGAGTAATCATAATCTTCACCCATGCTGATAGACTTATAACCAATCTCTCTTGCTATGTCAGTCATCACCGGATTCAAGTGATTCAATGGACGAGTATAAATGTAACTGCCATTATACTTTGTTGGTTTATCAGAATAAGGTAATCCTGCTTTATGGATGAATTCAACTGGGTAAGTATTATTGCTCGTTATAATTCCTCTAAATCCTACTCCATATGGTCTATGCTTTAACTGATTCAATATTAAATCCACATAATTAGCTGATACCAAATCATCATCATCTATGAATGCTATGTAATCAGTCTTACAATTATCAATTGCATATTGTCTCTTCTCACCAATGGATAATGTTCGATTATCCTTGATGACCATTACTTCTACTGATTTGAATTCCAATTGTGGGTCAATCACTCCTCGCAATCTTTCGTAGAAATATTCTCTACCATCAATTGTAAGAATTGCAATTGTGAATAGCTTATTCATCCAGTAGTGGAAAGTTTAATTTCTTTCTATACTCATAAAGCCTCTTACCATATTCAAAAGCTACCTTACTATTCTCCTTACGATATGTATCATCCATTTGGCTTTTACCTACTGAATAATGTCTGTGTTCAGCTAACTGCTTACCGGTAACATGGTAAATCCCTAATCTCTTACATGTATCAGTTAGGTCATTATCAGCATACATTGATATATACTTGGGATGATATAGATATCCCAGCATGTCATATGCTAATCCATTCATCACCGGTAATGTCAATATATCTTCACGAATACCATCATTGAATTGTAGTACTGCTGGTTGACCTTTGTACTTTCTGAATTCCCTATCAATGATATCATCCCAGTCTTTTACCGGAAACATATCATCACTTACAAGAATAATATAATCGTACTTGGCTAACTCTGCTCCTGCATTACTTGCTTGCACCATATTAGTGCTTTCACTTGAAACAATGATTACATCTTCATTCTTGAATTCGATGTTATAATCATTTATTGCTTCATCATTGTTGCTCAACGAAATAATCCATTCGATATCTTCATTGAGTTTTTTAGAAAGAATCCAAGATCTATAGCAATTCCAAGCAGTATTTGGTCTACCAAAAGATGGATGAATAAAGCTAAACATCAACCAAAGTTAGGTACTTCCTTTTCCTGCTTTGGACGAATGGATAATGATGTAAAAGCATTACCATTTGAACTTACCTTATTCCATCCAGAAATATCATAAAGCTTTCCTTCGATGTTGATTGTGCCTTTGTAATCTGGATGATTCTCTTTCTCCTTTGAATTGTTATTAAACAATGTTCCGGAATTCAATTTGTGTTCGTATGCCATTTTCTTTTAGGATTTATAACTGCAATAATATATAACAATGAATCGAATAACAATGCAAGTAATTCACAATATGTTGGGTAAGATAGGTAAGATAGGGTAAGATATTTTTAAGCTATCTTACCCAGTATAACCTACTGATAATCATAATAGTTAGACCTACTTGGGTAAGATAGGTAAGATAATATTATAATATTAGTATATTATAT